TCAAGGACAAAGCAGCATTAGATGCGGTACTAAACAAAGTAGAACAAGTACGATTGTTAGATGCTAATCAAATGCAGTCTAAAGGCATGATGGTTAATTATGTAGATATTGATCCTTCGGGCACTGGAAATCCAATAAGAATGTTAGACCTTTCTGGAACACAAGATTTAGATATTCCTATAGCAAAACAAGTTTATATCAATAATCAAACAGGAGAAAGAAAAGAATCTTATGTTGCTCCAAATAAAGTTTATTTAGATGTTGATGAAGAAAGTGGTATGAATTCACTTTATCTAGTAACAGGTGATGATGGCGATGAAACTTATACTGTTTATAATGATAGAAATATATCTACACTTGCTTTAAGATTATCTAATGCTAATTTTGGTGGATCGTCTGTTTATAAGAACTGGAATCTGATATCACAACAAAATGGTGAGTTATCAAGAGATGGAATAACTACTAATCAATTAAATAAATTAGATAAACCAGATTCAGTTATAGCAGATGGAATAAGAACGAAAAACGATGCTATTTCACAAGGAGCAGAAGCCCCATCTTTTGATGTAACAGAATTGAACAACAACTTTAAAGAAGCAGGTAATAATCATGATAAAATAGATGCAGCACTTGAGCCTGTAAATATTTATTTTGCTAGAGAAGGACATTTTGATGTTGGTATTGTAGATAGAAACGGTAAACAGGTTACTGATAAAAGAGTAAAATATTTAGATTTCAAAAGAGATGGATACTATGGCGGAACCAGAGGTTTTGATAAAAAATATGGTATACTAAGATATAAAGTAGATAATGGAGATGGGACTTTTGGCCCAGAACAGACAGTAGAAATGAAAACATCTGACTTTGTGAATTCAGTAGCAGGTTCAGCAGGACAATTCAATTTAAATCAGGAAAGATAAAATATGGAAGACGAAGACATCTTAGGGGTTGATCCTTTTGTAGATTTAAGCATAGAGGACAGAGAAGACCAGTTGGTTATATTGGCTGATAAATTAAAAAAACAGCGAGGTGGTGGGATGAGTAACTTTTCAATTAAAGATATTCAAAGCACTATTCCTGGTTTAAATCAAGATCAATTTCAAGAGGCTGTTGCCTGGGGAAACACATATAATAGAGGTCGTTATAAAGAGAGTGATGAGTTAAATTCAAAATTTAATAATTTATTTCCTGAGTTGGAGGGTGTTCAGTTTCCTGAATATGAAAACAACAATGGGTCTATAAATGTAATTAACAGAGAAGTAAATCCTCAAAACGCACAAGATAAATGGGCACAAATTCAAGATGCCATAGACAAGGGGACTCAGTTATATAATAATCAGGGTCAGCCATGGATGCAAGGTGATGAAGGCGATGGAGTTATTACTAACCCAGGTCTTTTACCCGATGGCACTGATGAATCTATAAAAAAGAATCTTATCCAATATGGCCAGGTTCTTAAACACACTGACCCTCAATTCAATGAAAAATATCAAGCAGGTGTAGATCCGTTTGAAGATCCTAGATCTGCATATGAATTTACTAAGCAAGCAAGGAATTTTCAAGGGACAAAATTTAAAGTAAACGCATTAAGATACATTGCTGCTAACTACGATAAAAATCTGTATGATTTTGTAGATAAAAATGAGGATTTCTTTAGAATTATGCCTGAACTTCGTGAGGATGATGAATTCATGAAAATGTATAAATCTCATGAAGATGTAGCATCTAAATATTCAGATCATTTAAAAACAAATTTCAGCGACCTACTAGAAGACGAAGCAAGAGATATGATGCAAACGATGAGGTTGTCTGGTGCCATGGGTATGGGAGGTGTGCCAGGAATGGGTCCTGGGTATCTTGACACTTCTATAGCAGTTGGTCTAGGAGGTGTAGTAGAGTCTGTAGGAAATTTAGCAGGAGGACTATTTGAATTTACTTCAAAGTATGGTATAAATGCTTTTCCTAAGGTTAAAATAGCAAAAGAAGTAGGTGAGTTATTTTTAAGTGATGAACAAAAAGAACAACAAAAAGAATTAGAAAGAGAGTATGACCAAAAAGTAGAAGAAGTAGCAGACAATATTTCTCATTTTTTCTCTTCAGACAACTGGAAAGATACAGCAATAGGTCAATATGCATATGTTCCTGATCAAGTAGCATCAGCAGATTTATCTGAAAACCCTATGTATATATTACCTATGACTTTAAAAACTGTAGGTGAAATGGCTCCTGCTATTGTTGCCGCTGCTTACACAGGCGGTGGAACTCTTGCTGCGGGTGCTGTGATGGGGGGTGACCAATTCTTCAAATCATATCATACTACAAATAAAGAAGCAAGAGAATTAGGAGTCGATCCAGAAGACGCTGAAGCAATGGCATTAAGTATAGGTCTTGTTACTGGTGGTACAAGTGCTTTATTCAATAACCCTTTAGCAAGAAAAGGTGTTAGTGCCATGATGGGTATAAGAAACAGAGCCACAAGACAAGCGGTAAATACACTAGCAAGTACAGGAAGTAGATCAGCAGGAATTAAAGCCGGTACAAAAGCATATCTTAAGGAGGTTGGATCTGAAGAAGTTGAAGAACTTGTACAAGGAGGATTTGAAAATTATCAAAAATGGAAGTATGATCAAAGTACTCCAAACCCAGTATATGGTGTAGATAAATTTATGTCTAAAGAAGAATTTACTAATACTCTTATTTTAACTGCAACAGCGACTACCTTGATGGCTAGTCCTAATTTAGGAGTGTCTTCAACTCAACTAGAAAAAGAAGCCTGGACCACAGCAGGATTAGATTATACAAATTTTGAGAAATCAGTACAAAAAGAATTAAAAAGAAAAAACCCTAAGTTCACTGAGGAAACTGCCCAAGGCATGTTGGAAAAGGCTAAAGTATATGAAACTATAGTTAAGCCACTAAAAGACTCAGGGGTTAAAATAAATGAGATTACCGAACTGGCTGATGTTGTTTATAATTCTATGAATGCACCTAAAACACCTGATGCAGAAACTTCTGCTGAACCGACTGTTGAGGAAAAGCAAGCAGAAATTAAAAATGGTATACCTAAACAAGGTGCTATTGTTGATGGAGGTAAAGTTGTTTCTGTAATAGAAAACATAGGAGATAGTGCTACAGATTCTGATTTAAAAACTAAACTAGATAATATTCAAGGTAGAACTTTTAAAATGAAAAGAACTTCTCTTGAAACATTATACGAAACAAACAAAGAGTTTAAAAAGTTTGTTGATGAAAATCCTGACATGGTATATGATGGCAAGAATAAAAATGCTCCTGCTGTTATTGATAATGAAGGAAATGTTTTAGATGGAATGAAGCGATTGGCTGCTGCATATAACAGAGGTCAAAAAGGTATTAGAGTTTTTAATGAACAAGAAACTACCGTTTCAAAAGAAGAAGAAACTAATATCGTTAACGAGATAGATAATATAATTTCTCCTAAATCAGAAAACAACACTAATGAGTCTATAGATGATATAGAAAAAATTGGTAATCATTTTCAGAGAGTATTTAAAGGATCATCGGTGTCTTTTGATCAACAATCTTTTGATACAGAGGCAAGAAGTAGAGGACTAGATCCTGCGAAAAACAAAGGTTTCAGAGATAGAAATACAAATCAAATTTTTATAAACCCTAAACTTGCTACACTTGATACACCTATACATGAGTTTGCTCATATTTGGGAGGACATGTTGGCTGAAGTAAATCCAGATGCTCATAAAAAAGCAATGGCTTTAATAAAAGGCACAAAGTATCATAAAGATGCAGTTGCTAATGGTTATGGAGATAGGGCATTAAATGAGGCTTTGGTTCAGGCTATTGGTGAAAAGGGTGCAAAAATATTTAAAGATCCTAAAAGACAATCACAGTTTGAAAAAGTAATTGAACAAGTAAAACAAGCAATCAAACAGGCTTTGAACTTACCGGCTGACGCAGACTTTGATATTAAAACAAGTAGTCTTGACGCTGTTATAAATTCTAGTGCAGAAAAAATTATGTCTGCTACTAGTATTGATCCTTCTAAAGAATCGATAGATATAGACGCTATTGATGCACAGAGATATAAAAACCCTGAGCGAGAAGCAATAAAAGAATTTAAGGCACTACAAGAAACAATACAGAATGACCCAACACTATCACCAATTACTCCGGTAATGAAAGATGGTAAATATCAATTTAAGAAAAACAAAAAATCTGGGAAAATAAGTGTAAAGATTTCAGGAAAGTCTTATGCCTTGGTTAATGGAATTAATGAATATTTTGAAGGAACTGTAGAGGAAAAAGTAGACCAAATTGGTGACAGAATTGTAGATGAGTTTAATGCTAACAAAGATGTTCCTGAAGTTGTTAAAGGTTTGGGATGGTATAAGGACTTACATCTGAAGATGAGAAATCTTTTTGGAGGTAGAACTAATTTCTTTGGTAGATTATTAGGAGCAACCTCAGGCCAGACTAATGTTGAGCAAAATTACAAATATGCTACGCAAGCCTTAGAAGCCTATTCAAAAGGAGCCTATGATAAATACCTTGAAGAATATAAGGAGTTTATCGACAGAGTAGAACAATATGAAAATGAAGAAGAATTAAATCAATTCTTTAATGAGTATAAAGGTAGAGCAGTAAATGCTATAAAAAAACAAGGTAAAACTGGATACAACGAATCAAGAATAAAGCCTGATCCAAAAGACATTAACGAAACAAAAAGAAAGTTATTGAATCTATGGCCAAAGGCTAATCCTTTATATAGAACTGATAATCCAAAAAAACTTTATGGAATTAATAGTCCTGCTACTGCAAAAGTTTTAGCAGGTATATGGCTACAACAAACGCAACAGACTAAGACAAATAACTTTTATGAGAATGTTGTAGGTCTAACTACAAACCCTACTATTGATTTATGGGCTGCTCGTACAATTAGAAGAATGATCTACGATGGTAATGTTGATAGATATAGAATTGCAGAAAGAGCGGAACAAGGAGTAGATGAAAGGGTTTATGCTGCTGAAGCAGGAGGTTTGTCAGACTACCAACTTGCCGAAGAAGTAATTAAAAATGCGTCTAATAAATTAGGAATGGACCCGGATGATCTTCAAGCATACTTGTGGTTTGCTGAAAAAGATCTATGGTTAAAGAATGGTTGGTCAAAAGGAACAGCCGCTAAAAAATCAGATTTTAGAGAAGAGGCTGATAAAAATGATATAAGCAGATATTATTTAGGTTTAAGTACGGAAAGAGATCAGTATACAGATCCTGTATTAGAAGCACAAGAAAATATTGAAATATTAAATCAGGAAAAAGAATCAATAACTAATGACTTGAGAGAGGGTGACCTTATTTCATTAAAGGTAAATACAACTCAAGGTCAGTACTTAATATATCCTGAAAGAAGTTTTGATGCAGAGATGATTGTAACAGCGGGTCAAGATATGACTCCTGTTTTAAGAAGAGCAATTGAATCAGCAAAGAAGCATGAACAAGAATCTGTATTCTTATCAGAGGTTTTACCTATTGATGAGAGAATGGATCCTGAAACTATGGAGAGAGAGTTGGCGAAAAAGCCAAACGCTAGACCCGCAGTAGAATTACAGTTTAGAACTCCAATGAGTTTCGAAGCAGCATCAGAATTTGCACAACAAAATTTAGACAAAGAAGGTGTGCAGATAGGTCCTGTTAAAACTGATATCTCAGGTTATACTTTTATAACTAATGAGAATGGAACTGAAGTTTTAGGTGTTAAATATCAATTTGTTCCTGAGTTTGTTTTTGAGAACGAAGAAGATATAACAGATGAAAACTTACATCAGGCGGTTGCTGATTGGGTTTCGAATGCACAAGAAACTAAATTAAATTTAGAGAATAACGAAAATGTTTTGTACTTTTACAACCATTATGTAGATACATTCGTTGCTCACAATAATCAATACAACGGAATCTTAAATAATATAGACAATGGATCAAAAGACATTTTTAAAGGCACTCGCAAGTCACGCACTAAACAATACTACCAATCCAAAGGATCAAGACTTGAGCCAGGACAAGAAAGTTCAGGTGTCGATGCACAAAAACAACAAGATGAAGGAGATAGATCCCGCTTCTCTGGAACTGTTTCGAGAGATGATGGCGGATCGATTTCAGCAGTCGAACACCGAAGAATAGATCAGGCAAAACTACCTGATCAACTTACTAAATTACTTACTACATTAAGTGGACAAGGCATGGTGCCTTCTAAACTTATACCCGCAATTAAGATTTATTCTCAAAGAGTAGATGGTAAAGAAATATCTACTGAAGAAGCGAGAATGCTGCTTAATAAATTTATGGGATCTGAAGGTTTCAGGCAGAGAGGTTTTGAGACAGGGTCTATTGAAAAAGGTAAAGATGGTGATGTAGGTAAGCAAGAAGTTTATGATTGGGTAAATGGAAACCCAAACTATTATGAGACTATGGATATGAAAGAAACCATGGATCTTGTAGTTGAAGACATAAATAATAGAGGAGGTTTCGAAAACGAGCAGGTTATAAAAGACTTACTTCAAGCAAATCCTACAATAAAAGAATTACCTAGAGTTCAACTTGCTAGACAGGCAGCACTTCATCACTATGGATTAAAAGTTAGTAAATTAAGATCAGATGGTGCTTCAGATGCAGAATTAGATTCTGTTATAGACACAATGGCTCAGATTGAGCGTGCTTTAGCAAAAGATGCTACGTTTGCAGGACAAGCCTCTGCCGCATTAAGATCTTGGACAGCACAAACAGCCGCTACATTAATTGACAGGACTGAACGTGCCATGGAGAAGTTCAACGAGGAAATGGACAATAAAAGTAAGTTTGGCCATTTTATTCATAGACTTTTTGGAGGTAAACAAAAATTAGAAAGCACAACACTATCATCAGATCAACGTGCAAAAATTGAAGAGTTACACTCTATAATTAAAGACGCTCCTGCTAATAGTGAGTTGGCTAATGTTGCTATGAGATCTATGTATAAATATATGGATTCAGTATTGCCTTCTTACACATGGCAAGATACATTCTTTGGTTTGCAATACGCAGCACTTTTATCAGGTGTTTCTACGCAAGTATTAAATGTGACATCAGGTAGTGCAAACATCGTGCTACAACCGTTAATGGAAATGTCAAGGGTAGATAAAATCTTTACAGGAGGTTATTTCAACTTTATAAGAAAGATTGGTTCTGGTACCAATACAAAAGGTATGCAGCAAGGCTACAACATGGCTATTGATATCATGAAAAATGGTGCTAGAGTTGATAAATATCAAAACTCTGAAAGTACACCAGATGGTGGTCAGTACAATGTTTTAGAAACATCAGAATTTAAAGGTGGTAAAGCAAACCCTTACAACTACTACAAATATGTAGGTAGACTTTTAAATGCTACTGATAGATTTATAAGTAAGGTTGGTTATGAAGGTAGATACTATAATTATTTACTTGATCAATTAAGAAAAGATGGTGTACCTAAAAGTCAATTAAGACAAAGAGCATCAGACTTGTATTTAGCAACTGAAGTTAGTAGAAATGCAAAAGCAGAAATGGAGGCTCTTATGAATAGAATGCGTGAGGCTGATCCTAATACTGATTTTAGTAATATAGAAGTAGTAAGAGCAAGAGAATTAATGCATGAAGCACTTGCTAAAAAATATAGTGAAGATTTTATTAATAAGCCTGACTCTGAATTGGAAACAATGAAAGAGAAAGAAAACTTCGATGGTTCTTTAGAAGAATTTAAAGAATATATGAAGGCAATGAAAGAGGCGGAAATAAATGGAATAGCCGCTGACGCAAACCTTGCTAGTAATGCACAGGTCTTTATAGATAATAGACCTGGTAGTTTTGCTCAACCTATTGCATTTGTTGCTGATAAAATACGTCAAGCATCTAATTCACAAAAAATAGGATTTGGAGGAAAACTTATATTAAAATCTTTTGTACCATTTACAAGTATTATTGGATCTATTGGTGAATATATGATTGATGTAACTCCAGGAATTGGTATTGCTAGAGCATATATGTCAAAAGATGGACTTGGTGAAAAAGGATCAAGAATGCGAGACGAACAGATGTCTAGAGCATATTTTGGTACTATGTCTTTTATGGGTCTAGCGGCACTTGCGGCTATGGCATATGAAGACGATGACGATGATCCATTCTTTGAAGTAAGTGGCGGTGGTTATAACAACTCTAACCAGTACACTAGAAATGATATGAAAAACGCACCTCTTCCTCCATATACAGTTAAAGTAGGTAATGTAATGATGGACTACAGGAATATAATTCCTTTGTCTATTCCTTTGGCGATCATAGGAAATTATATGGAAACACATAAAATGACTGGAGGTAAAGGAGAAGTGTTTGATGATATGATGAGCAGATTAACAATTGCATATGCGAACTCTGCAAATCTTATAATGGACTCTTCTGTATTAACTTCAGTAAAAGAATTATCAGAGGCTGTATTTGGACAGATCGATGGTCGTGGATCTCAGTATGATCCTAATACTGTTAGCGACTCTAGTTTAAGTAAAACAATGCAGCGTATTGGTAAAACAACCATAAGATCTGTAGGTGGAACTATAATGAGACCGTTGCCACAAAATCTTAATTTATTTAGACAGGTTACAAAAATATTTGATGCTAATTCATATAGTGCAGGAGATGCAAAAAATGCTCTGTTATATGCAGCAGGACTTAGTCAAATAGCAGGTCAACCAAAAGTTGATGTGTTTGGTGAGCAGGCTAAAAGTTATCCAGGTGAAACAGTCATCCCTTATACTCATTGGTTAGGTTTAAGAGGTGAAGATCCTAGATGGTCATATATAGATAAATACAACGCTTATCCTGGTAAAATTCAAAATAGACCTATTCGAATAGGAAGAAACATGGAACCTTTAAACGATGAAAATTTATATCAACACCAAATAACTACTGGTCAAGAGTTTAGTAGACTGCTTAGTAATTATATGAAAGGTCGAGGTAAAATAAAGGATAAAATAATTACCACTAGTGGTAGATCTCAAAGTATGCATAGAAGTAATATTCAAAAAATGTGGACAGCAGCCCAAGCAATATCAAAAAGAAAAAACATGAGTAATTGGAAAAAAAATAATCAACAATAATGAGAGAAATTAATAAAATTATAGTTCATTGTACTGCTACACCTGAAGGCAGAAAAGTTTCAGTAGAGGAAATAGATTCATGGCATAAACAAAGAGGATGGTCACAGATTGGATATCATTATGTTGTTCAATTAGATGGTACAATAAATCCGGGGCGACCAATCACTATCACAGGTGCTCATGTGAAAGGACATAATAAAGGTTCTATAGGTATAACATATGTGGGAGGAGTAGAATCTGAACGAGGTGAAGATGGTAAATGGATTGCAAAAGATACAAGAACGGAAGCACAAAAAGACAGCCTAGAATATTTAGTTGGTTATCTTTGTGCTAGTTATCCAGGTGCTGAGGTATATGGTCATTGTGATTTCTCTTCCAAGGCCTGCCCTAGTTATGATGCTAAGTCTGAATACAAATCTATACAGGAAAAATATGTTTGATAATTTAGGTTACGAAGTAGCGATATCAGAAAGGTTTAGGATTGGTCCATTATTAGGATGGGCATTTTATACTCCTGATGAACACGATGATTGTTATGAGTTAAATATTTATTTCATATTCATAATGTTACATATAAAATGGTGGGAAGGCGATGAATGAATTATCTGACAAATCAGAAGTTAAATTAGATATCAAGACGTTAGTTGGTATTGTTATAGGTATTGTAACAATTGCAGGTATATGGTTTGATTTAACTGCTAAAATATCTGAAATAGATAGTTCACTTGTAAGGTTAGAGTATAATCAAACGTTAAATGATGAGTTTAGAATTAAGTGGCCTAGAGGAGAAATGGGTGCTTTACCGGATGATGCAAAACAAGATTTAAGAATTGAGTATTTACAAAAAGAAATAGAAGAGTTGCAAGACTTAATAAAAGAATTAAAAAATGAGTGACACAAGTAGTAATAGCGGACCACAATTAAACGCATTAAGAAGTAACTATAATAAATTAGTTTCTAAAAAACTTTATTTATCAAAAACCAAAAAAGTACAATGGGAATCTAAAAGAAGATTTGGTAGTATCTAAAAGAAATGTCTAAAGATGATGTAAATATAAATAAATTTTTGACTAATAATTGGTCAATTGTGGTTGGTCTATTGGCCGCTATATTTACAGCGGGGACTATCTTCGCACAATTTACTGCTCTTCAAGTAGAATTAACAACAGTACATGAAAGGTTAGATAAAAAGATAAAGGTAATTAATGAACTAGAAGACAGAATAGTCAATATAGAAAAAGAATTACAGTACGAAAAAGGTTACTTAGAAGGTAAAGAAAAATAAAAATCATGAGCAAACCAAAAAAGAAATTTAAAGACACTAAGGTAGGTAAATTTTTAACAGACAAAGTTCCTTCAATACTTGGAATTGTTGGAGATGTTTTACCAGATGCAGGTGTATTAGGAGTAGTAAAAGGATTAATTGATAAGCAGGATCCTGCTGTTTTACCTCCTGAAGACAAGGAAAAAGCAATGAAGTTGCTAGAACTTGATATGATTGAGTTACAAGAAGTAAGTAAACGTTGGGACTCTGACATGAAATCAGACTCATGGCTTTCAAAGAACACACGTCCGCTAACACTAATTTACTTAACAGTAATTACTTCTTTATATATATTATTAGATGCAATGGATATTGCGTTTGATATTGATGAAAGTTGGGTAGAACTTTTGAAAACTCTTTTGGTTACAATTTATGTTGCATATTTCGGATCTCGTGGATTTGAAAAGTACAGCACAATAAAAAAATAGTTAGGAGACTTAAATCCCCCAACTATTATTAGTATACTCAAACCATCCTTTGTGTTCCTCAGGAGGTTTATTTCTGTTTTTCATTTGGTTTAATGGTTCTTCCTGATCTTTTAATGCAATAAGTAAAAGAATTAAATATCCAACAAGATCTTTAACAGTATCTTCTGTTTTGTCATAAATACCTTTTTGTTTTATCCTAGATATTTTATCGTCTATTCTTGCACATAAAGATTTGACCGGATCTCCATCACCAAATATACTTACAGGAGATGTTGCGGAATCTCCGTAGTCTGCGTTTTTAGAAATAAGAAGGCCGATGATTTCAGCACCGACCCTCTCAATTTTTTCTCTAGTATCCATTAAAATGATAAACCATCATTAACAGCCGCTTCAACGTTGTTAGCGTGAGTATTATTGCTGTTAGGAATATTACCATCCGCATAAGTAATTTTCCATGCATTAGCATTTGCTGTCCTAAGATTATTGTCACGATCTCTGTAACTTCTTAAGTTAATAGAAACCTTTACTTCATCTCCTGGTTTGTATGCATTAAACAAATTTGCTTTAGCACCAATTGCTTCTACAGGATAGTCAACAGGATACTGAGAATCAGCACCTAATTCAACTGTTAGTACTCTTTTTTCAATATCTCCTTTTTGAGTTTGAATGGTTTGTGCATCTGAGATTTCTTTGATGCGACCTTGTAATTCTACTGAATTTGACATAATTATTAATTAAAGTGTTATATATATTCAGAGGTGTCTAAGCCTCTCGCCTGAAGATATTCCAGGACTTCACAGACGATAACATTTACATCGTCTATTTTCGTTGCGAGAGTTTCATCCAACTCTCTTAATTTTTTTTTATCCTCCTTAGTGTTGTTTACTGAAACAATACTTACATGTAACTTGTTGTGCTCTGTAAGAAGTTTATCTATTGTAGGAATTCTAATTTTATAATTTACCGGCATCTCTTCCATTTATGGTGTATTTATTATCTTGTTTTGTACAAGCATTTCTATTAATTCTAACATATCTTCTTTGTATAAAATACAATATTGTTTTCCTCCAGGTGCTTTATGAAATACAATAGGTATGTCTGTAGGTTTTACATCCATGTCTGCTAATACTTTTTTGTATTGTGGATTTCTTTTATAACATTTTGCTTGTACTGCAAAATCTCCTGTGTTCATCAGATCAATACCTTTGTCGTCTAGCATTTTAGATCCATACCTAGATGTTACGCATTCTGTAAAACCCAAGTCTTTAAAATCCTTAACTAATTCTCTCTCATAATTGTGACCTTTCGTTCTATTTGTGTTTGCCATATTTATTAAATTCGTTATAGACATATACCATTTTGTTCTTTACAAAAGTTTTTATGTCTTCATATTCAACTGATTTATCAAATCCTTTATACAACAGGTAATACTGATTTCCTTGTCCATTAGGTCTAATAAAATAATCTTCTTTATTAGGTACAATTTCATCAAGCATAGCAGGTCTAAGAAGATCTCCTTCATCAAACCTTTTGCTCTTACCTATGGAAGATCCCCATCTATTTCTTTCCCAAACAACTTTATATAAAAGTTGCTTATTGACCTTTGAATGTCGGGAACTGTGTATTTTGCCTCTCGATTTCGCCATTATTATATTCTGAATAACAAGTTGTATCTAAATTATATTTGAATTCCTGCATACCGGTTTTTCCTGTGAATCTCCATCGTACCTTCCAAACATGTACCTCGACTAATTCCTTTTCAAAATCTCGATATACAGTAATTCCATTATCTACTTTATTAAAGAAGTGGGAAGAGCCACTTACGCTGTAACCTGAAGCGACCTCTACCTTCCCATTCTCTTTCTTTAATTTTTGTGGGTGTGCTACTAACATAACTCCACAGTCATACGCTTCTTTAAATATTTTAATCTTTGATAATTGAAGTCCGGTGTATTGATGCTCATTCATCCCTCGCTCAATCTTGTGTTCAACAAAAGCCCAATTATCTATTATTAAACAATTGATCCCCATCTTTTTTACTAACTCTTTTCCTTTATTTAATATACCCTCAACCGTTAGATCATTGTCTTTTAAGTTTATAAAAAAGAAATGTTTATTTATAAAATCAATTGCAGGATCTAATTCTTCAGGTTGTAAATTATCAACAGATCCTCTGCCAAATTTCTTTCCTGCATATTTTTCTATTAATTCTGCAACGTGTACTTTAATAGGTTGTTTTTCAGCAGAAAACACTCCAAATTTCCATCCTTTTTTTGCTAATTCTATAACTACTTGATCAACAAAACTAGATTTACCATGACCAGGAACACCTGTAACTAATGTGAATTCTGATGGCCTCCAAGACATGAGTTTATCAAAATTATTATAGCCTATAGTATCTCCTTGAGGCATTCCATAATTATATAAATTATGTATTTCTTTACGAGAATCTGATGCTTTACTCACACCTTCTAGTGGAAAAGGTTTTGCTGAATCAATACATTTAACTAATACTTCTGATCCATGCTTAAGTAAAACATCATTAGCATCCTTACATCCTTCCGGAAAATTTACTAACCAAATTCTATCTTTGCCAATTCTTCTCGATAACTCATCTCTTAATTTAATTCCTGGTGCATCGTTATCTAATGCTAAATATATTTTCTCTTTATTTTCAAACTCATTTATACTGTTGTCTAAATATGTAAGGTTTTGATTTCCTGTTGATGCTCCATTAGGTACAGAACAAGCAAACATAAGTCGCTCTTGCTGTAATCCTGCTTCATAAAAAGCCATAGCATCAAATTCTCCTTCAGTTATAATACACCATGAAGAATCCTTTATAACATCCAAACCATACATAATAAGTTCAGATCCTTTATTTAATTTAAAATTCTTCTCAGCGTCTCTAAATTTTATATTAACCCTTCTACCCTTTCTAATGTAATTAAATTGAATAACAGCCCTCTCAGACTGTACCTGAGGCATATACTCTGTGCCTTCAGTAACACCATAGTACCCTATTGTATCTTCATTAATACCTCTTTCTTTAAAGAAATTAATTATTTTGTCTGATATTGGTAATGATCTAACGGTAGGAATTTCATATTCTGTCTCATATTCTGCTACAGATCCATTGTCTCCACAATGATGGCAATAATAAGTTCCTGTTTCTACCCATACCCTTAAGCATTTTTCATTTTTGTTTTTTCTCCTGGTATGAGAACACTTAGGACAAGTGGTTTTTTGAGGCTCGGTGCCTGTATTACTCTTGACGTTAATGCCAAGTGCTTGCAGTTTAGATAAATTGTCTGTCATATTATTGCTATATTCTTTCTATTGGGGGTGACCTTACTCATTGTCTCCCACTCTGTATATTGTATTAGGTATTTCTCTATAAACTTCTTGCCAAATATGACCTCAGGAGTAACTGAGGATTGATACTTTTGACTCCAATTGTCTTTACACCACATAAATACCTTGACCATAGTGGATCCTGTAATTGGTTTTCCGTTAAACTTTTTTGACAAGATGCTTTTAAATCTCTTTTCATATGTTCTTGGTATGTACTTGTTTCCGTACCTTTCATTGATATAATTTATAACTTCAGCACATACCTCTTGATATTGAAGCGAAACACTATCATCATTTTTATTGTCTGACACAGCGATTTGAAACCAAAGGGGGGTAGTCCTAAACTTTGGGTGAGCCTTAGTGCCTATATTTTCTATTAAATCTTTCTCCGATAATTCAGAAATATATCTACTCATAGTCCTAGAGGAAGAGTTTAACTGTTGTGCTAAATCAGATAAAGTAACATCACAATAACCATCATGAGATGTGTACTTATATATAAGATCACATAACATATAAGCCACAGGAGACATGTCTTGTCTTCTTAATACATCATATATTATAGTTGTTGATCTTATCACGTTAACAATATTTTATGGTAAAACAATGCAGGGTTTTTCTTATTTCTATGTGACTCAAGCCTACAATTTAATGTTGCGATCTCTCCAACCTTCAGGCCATCTAACTGTTTTATATGATCATCCCATGCATTAATAGCAATATAAGAGTCTTCAAGGGTCTTTAACCAAATACTCACAAACTTATGTGAAGCCTCTCCTTTGATTGTTTTAACTTCTGATATATATTTTATTTGTCCTAATACTTCTATATTCATTTAATTTTTTCTTTAATAATTTCTGCAAGAGAAATAGTTTTACTGTGTTCTATTCTGATGTGATTTAAAATCAAATTAGTTTTTGTGAAAAAGCCTTTGGTAGTGGTGCTTGGATCTTTTGTATTAAAATAATCCCCAAGTATTGATAAAAACTTTTCTTCTAAAAACTCGACATGTTCCCTATCTTCTGATAAAAAATTTGTTATTTCCTCTATAGAAAAATTATACAACCTTGATACTCCTACAAAAATGCAAGTACCAAAATATGAGTTACCTTCTATTACTGCATTAACTTCTAGCGTATGAGGATTTTTTACTGCCAGGTTTCTTGTAATACCTTTTTTAATATCTTTTAATTCCATTTTAAAAATTTACTTTTTCTACTTCTTTAAACCTTACGTTGAATGTCTTGCCCCATACTATTTTACCAGATTCACCAAAATCAACTTCTTGTGCACCTCTATGTATAAGTATTTGTTTGATCTGTTGCATCGCTAATTGCTTACTAGATTTAGCATATTTTTCTTTGTCTCTACTTTCAACATATTTTCTAGTAAGATTTAAAAGTTCTTCATCCGAATCAATCTTAACCCTGTCAACCATTGCTTTATGTTTTTCAGATAAAAATTGATCTAAATCAACTTTGTATTCATCTTCAACATCAGGCTCTAGGTGAGATACTAATCTGTACCTTTCATTCATATTGATTGTTTCTCCTTCAATATCAATTATGTTTCTTGCTTCTTGAACGCTAAGGTAAAATCTCTCAGCCTCTTCAAGTATTGTCTCTTGGATATTAGGATTTGCTTCAACAGTAAAAACATCCATATGCCTACCATCTTTTAAAAAAGCAAACTGGCCATACTCATACCCTAGTACAAGCATATATAATTGTATTTGTGCTATGTAATATGGAGGTATTCCACCTTCCCATTTATCTGCATTATATCCTGAAATAGTTTTTATTTCTAATACACCTTTTCCGGATAGTTCATCATGCTTAGTAATTTGTCTGTCAATGTTCGCAAACAGAAAAGGGTATTTAGGGTTTATAAAAATTGAATTTCTTCTTATGCTTTTTCTTAGTTTTATTTTACCCTGATAATTATTTATCATTTCGATTGGATCTCCTGTCCAATATTGCCAAAGATCAGCAACATAATCTTCTAACAAACGACCATGAAACATAACCTCGTTGTCTATATTTTTAATGTTGGCTGTACCAACAGATTGATTCCATCTAGTAATTTTAGATGTCCATGGATTTAAGCCTAATAAAGTAGAGGCATCAGATCCTCCTACCATTCCTTTATAAACTAAAGACTTTCTTAATTCTACCCACTCTTCATAAGTGAGACTTGCTGTTGGTATTCTTTGAATTTTCATATACTATAGGTTTGTTTTAATGCAGTTCTAATTAACTGAGATACATTCATATCTTGATTCATACACATATCATTAAGGTTTTGTACCTCACTTGGTGTTAGTCTGAATGTAATTCTATTTGATTTTTTTTCCGTTTTTACTCCTCTATCCATCTCGATAAATTAAAAAAAGGGAGGGCAGTAAAGAGCGGTTGCTTTTACTTTTTGTTGTTGGTTAAACCCTCCCTAAATGTTTACTTAATAGCCTGTTTAGTGGCCTTTTTTGATTTTTCAGCGTTGATTAAAGATTTTAAATTCTTTAACTGTTCGCTTGTAAGTAATCCTTTATTAGCAGGAATTCTTTTCTCAACAACTGTATAGTCTATAGGAATATGATCTACCATGTTTTGATACACGTTGATACTATCCTGTTGCTTTACTTGTTGTAGTTCTTTTGCTTCATCTTCATCCATTATTGTATCCTCTCCACTATCTACTATACCTAAAATAAATAAGGCTCTGTTAAGTGCACCGGACTGACATTTTTGAAATGAAAATGGCTCATTAGTTTTTTTATGAGCGACTCCATCAGCCACAGGATTTTTATCAGGATCTAATACAATACCCTTCATGACGATAATACTATCGTTCATGTCTATTATCTCTGTGTTTAATGAATAACCTTCAACCCTGAAGTAGTCGTTGAAGTAATTAAGTCTTTCGACCCATGGCACAATTTGTATGCCTCTACCAATTGTTGTTTTTTTGAGTTTTCGTTTCAGTTTTCCCATCGTTATTTTTGATTAAATTATTTAAATAAAAGTTTACTATATAATATTTTCTTGCGTGAAACAAGATAGATTCCCAGTCAAATATCCATTCCTTTATTCTTCGCTCCATGCATATATCTTCGTGATGTGTGAGCAAGAAAAGTTTGAAGTCCCTAAGAGAAAACCTCTTACGATCATGAATAATCTCATTATTTTCGTAGTCAAATCTGACCATCTTTTAGGTGATTGTTTCATGTCGTGGTAGTTTCCCTCGAAGTTAAAAAAAATATTAACATATGAACGATTGTAGTGTTAAAATATGTTAAGTTTTTATTAACAACTTGTGGTTAATTTCTTGTTTCTTCAAAGACTCTGTATCACTATGTCTTACATACCTGTAAAATGCTTCAGATCCATTTGCATGTCCTGATATTCTCCTGACCTCCATCTCACTTAATCCTTTTGATAAGTGATATGTAATTCCACTACTTCTTAATTTATGTGGTGTAATTAGTTCATATAAAAACTGTTGTGAAGGAACAGGATTTCCATCGTGATCGAAATTATATATAGTTTTAGACTGCATAAACTCAGGATAAAATTGTAACAATTCTTTTAGTCCTCTTCTAAATGATTTTAAAGACCAAGCAAACGTTCCGTTCTTTGCTATGTAACTATTTACATCATCTGGTAAATAAAAGGTAGACAGAGATCCCATCCCTTTTTTAGTAATGATCGTAACAATATTACCATCACTTGTCGCTTGAAAGTTTGTAAGATCTGATATCCTCATGCATGAGTAAAGCATTAGCCTTGTGTAATACCAAACGTTTTCGAGTTCGATTCCCGGATTGTTGTTGTGTATCATCTCTACTTGATCCGGAGTAAGAGC